CAATTAATGCCTGCAACATGTAAACACCCCCTTACTTTGTTAGCAACTGGTGTACCGTGAGCCGCGGAGCGCGGCACCCATGCCACGTTTCTTGCCGGTCGTAGACTTACCCATGGCTATATCAGGGGTCTTTTCTTCCTTTGCTACAGCATACGGAATAGAGCCCTGACCTTGGATATCAGCCTTAGCTACAGGATTTGGGGGGTTCTTGGGCGGCGCGCCGTCTACTTTAACTTTCATATCAACTACCTCGTTTTAACAATTCACGTTCCATAGCGGCATCAATTCTAGCGGCGGTTTGCCGCTCTTGACTAGCAAGCCGTTGCTGGAATTCCGTCTGCTTATTGGCCATACGCTGTTGATCCAACTGCAACTGAGCCTGATCCATCTGAGAATCAAACTGCTGTTCCTGTGCATCCAACTGAAGCTCTTGTTGCTTGAGTTGTACAAGCGGATCGGGCTGGTTCTGACCGGTAATCTGCGCGGTAAGCTGTTTCAGCTTGGCAAACTCTTGCGCGTTCATCTGAGCAACCATGGATTCAAGCTGAAGCTCTAAGTCCGGTGTCAACGCTTGACCGCCTGTTTGTTGCAAAAGTTGAGCCGTAGCAAGCTCTTGGCTCTTGACTTTAACGTGTTCCATGATGTGCTTTTGCAGTGAAATAGCCGATTGCGGAAGTGCCTGAAGCATGGGCGACGTGCCAAAAGTCAAATGCGTCATGATATGAGCATCGTGATCTTGCCCCTCAAATGCCCTTAACTGCACATTGTCCATGGCATCAATGTTTTCTTGAGCCGGATCTTTCGGGACGGGATCTTCAGAAGAAGGCGCAATCAAAATCTTATCAATGTCATTAACGCCTAAAGCCTCATACATACGACGATACGCTTCGTGTATGTCGTGTATTTGCGGGGCTTGCGTAGCCATCTGCAACTGAGACTGCGCCAAAGAAATACGCTGTGCTTGTGAGAAAGAGTTGGGGTTTGATACAGGGACCACGTCTACCCGGTCATCAAAGTCCTCCCGCATGACCGCACGATCACCGCCCGCTACCGCATAAGGGTACTCCTGCGGTAAATACTCAGACATCACCCGCGCAAGAAGCTTAAACTCCTGACGCATCCCATAGTGCAGGCGCTTGTGCACCGCACTCATGACCCGTGAGCCCTGTTCCAACAACGCTACCGTCGTACCGACAGCCGCCTGCTGGTTACCATCGCCCACCTTCATGTCCGTAATCGTCGCGAACCGACGACCCGCATCAACCACAAAGCCCAAAAGCTGGAACAACGTGGTGTCCGGACCCTTGAACGGCAAAGGCATCAAGGAGTCTCTAATAGCGCCACCGGGCGCATCTACGTCCCTGAACTCACCGGGCTGTAGCGGCTCCTCATCGTCCCTGACCCGTAGGCCACGGGCCTTGAAGCCTGCTGGTAGGTTTGACAGCGTACCTGCGTCAATCAACTGACGTAGCGCCGCGGTGGCTGTGCGAGACAAACCACCAATGGTGTGGATTAAACCCAGACCATAGAACCCAAAACCGGGCAAAAACTTATAGTGTACAAAGTATTGGATCTTTTTCTTTAGATCATCATCTTCTTTAAAGTTGCGTCGAATAGACAGCACTTGGCCGCTATCTTCGCTTATCGTGACGATATACGGTATCTTAATGCCCGTTGGCTCGCCATCTTCCCCCGTGTCTTCAAACCCGTCCAGATCAAGATTGACGTGGCACTCAAGCAAAGTGCAGTCATAATCTATGTTGCTTGGCTCAACGCCCTCCAGTTTATTCATCTCATCCGAGACTTCATTACTTTCACCCTGAGAAGGAATAACAGGGATGTCTCGGTAGAAACCCATGACCTGCCGAATACGCAGATCGTTCAAGCTCATCTTGACTACCTGCGTAATGTTTTCACAAGAGTCCAAATCAGACGCGCCGTAGGGCACTACAAGGTCCTCTGCAGGCACAAACTTGCTTACCGCACGGTCCACGGCCTCATCGTAATAAACCTTTTTAAACGTCGATCCAGCCAGCGGCAAATAGAACAACATTTGGTCAAATTCAGGGGTATATTCCTCCATCACGTCCGTGATGTAGTAATTCATAAACTCACGAACACGGTATGCCTGCGCCTCATTGTCCTTGGTCTTTTCACCAACAACCTGAGTGCGAACTGGACCCGACGGCGGCAAAAGCTCATTAAATGCCTGTGCCTGAAACTGAGTGGCCGCCTCTGCAAGCAGTGGATGCGTTACACCTGTAGCCCCACGAAAAGGCATCGTGCGGTCTTCATAGTTGTATCCTAAAAGCTCCAAGCCCTTGGAATACGCGTCTTCCCACTCGGAACGCGAGGCTTTATTGCCATCAAACTCGCCTAAAAGCTCTGAAGATAAGCGACCAAGCTCTCTGTCATCCAACTCTTCGGCTAAGTTTCGATAGAAATCGCCGTCGTCAACACCGACCATGGCCATGGGATCAAAGTCGATAGTAACGCCACCGTCTTCTTCCTTCTCAATTTCTATGCCCTCTGGCAAGATTTCGTTGGCTTTACCGACAAAAGTGCCCGGTGCGGCCACCTCAATGTCCAACTCCATCTCTTCCTCGTTAAGATCCGGCCCCATGGCCGTGCTATCCATCAACGAGGATAGCTGTGCTTTATCGTCACCATTAGCCATCAGGCTCTCCTAGTGTACGGGGCGTATGCGCCTACGCCGCGTCTTATATCATACCCTTGGAACATGTTCCGTGCTACGGGGGCCATGGAACCCACACCGCCGCCCATGGCGTAATTTTTAACGGCGGCCTCTGCTTCGCGCTCTTGTCGCTCCTCTAAACGCTCTTGGTTCTGTTCCGGAAGATCTTCGTTGTATTTCTCTAATTCTTTTAATTCTTTAGCTTTTTGAACAAAAAACGCGGTATTTAAACGAGATTCTATGTAATCCTCTCGGGTTTCCTGTGGGCCTTCTTTGGTGCTTCTTGCGTCCCGGTCCCATTCTGCTCCAAAGACTAAATTAGCTAGGTCGTCGTAGTGCCTGCTCATTCTTTTGTCTTCTAAAATATCTATTAAACGCTCTTGCGCTTTAGACGGTGTCATCTCGACGCCAGAGTTTTGATAGTATTGTTGTCTAAACATTTCCACAGATTGTAACCACTGCTCTTCGTTCAAAGCAGTCATCCCATCTACAATCCGCAGTTGAGTTTCATTAAGCTCCGGAAATTGTTTATGACGATATTCGTGAGCATATACAAAAGGTGTTGCCGCGTCGTGTATTACGTTAACGGTCCCTACTTCCGTGGGAACGTTTGAAAAACCCCTTGAGGTATACCCTGATATAGGCTCATCAAACGTGCCCATAGGTAAGTTTGTTTTGTCCGGGTTAATGTAAAAACCCTTGTAATTAAGTTTTTCAGTGCCCGGTAAACCTTTAAACCCGTGATAACGAGCAATAGAGGGGTCTATGTCCGCCGCATAATTGCTCTGAGCGGCAACTTCTATAGCAAGCTCATTGTCAAACGCCTGCTCTCGAAGTCGCTGGCGTTCTAAAGCCGCTAAGAATTCGGGGTCTTGTTCTACTTCTCCGCCATTAGCATAGCCGCTTGGATCATCAGTATTAACCTGACCTTTCTCCACCAACTCTAAAATCATGGATTCCGCTTCAGCTTTGCTTTGTGCCGGTAAGTTAAAGCCAATGTCATTGTTTTCTAGATCCATGCGCCGTGAAACAATAGGACCGCCCGCAATAGGTCGGAACTCTCTAGCGTCCGCAAAAAATTTGGCTAAGTCAGGGTTTTCTGTTTTGGACGCCAGCCACCCTAATGCCACGTGACGAGCGGCATCTTTTTGAGGCACAGATAAACCGTAACGATCTCCTATAGAAGACGCCCAATCGGTATCTTGCTTAGGGATGCCCAAATAATGAGCCGTACCTTCCTCCAAGCCTTTGCTCAAAATTTCTTTAAACAAAGCGCCTATTCCACGTGAGGTGGACGACATTATCGGGCCATGGGCATGATGCCCTGTTGCATTACAGGAGCCGTGGGCCGTGGTGCAGTGCGCGCTAGATTACGGCGAAGTGCCGCTTTTGACCGGCTTTGCAAAAAGGATTCAAGGCCTTGTCCGCTGTTAGCTTGTAGGTTCATGTCGCCACTAAGCTCAACAATGCCTCCGGAGGCAAAGCCTGCGTTAAGTTTTCTAAAGTCTTCAAAAGACATTCTTCCCGCGTTGGGGTCCGAGGTCGTAGAAGCCGCTGGGTTGTTTAAAACAACGCCGTCAGTAGTTAACGTCACCCCCGCGACAGCAGGTGTAGAAAGACCCACCGTGTTAGTGGTTGGAGGCGTGGTGGTGTTTGCCGCCGCCGCTTCTGCCGCCGCCTCTGCCGCGGCCTGCTCTTCCATAGCCAGTATTGCGGCTTGTGTTGAGGTCAAACCCGTTTCGCCAACAGGTACATCTCCAACATTTGTTGCAGTGCTCGTTATGTTGCTTGTATCAACGACCGTCTGCGGGGTGGTATTCGCAGGTTCAGTATTCGCAGGTTCAGTAGTAACCACATTGTTGCCCAAAAAGTTTTGACCTTCTGGAGAAGCAATAATCGCATCTTCTATCTGTTGAAGACTCATGCCCGAGTTAACCCAGCCCATCACAAATTCATTAGGTCCGGGATCACGCCCTAAATGTTGCCGGTAAAACCCTCGAACTTTGTCCGGAGTCACTGTATTTGCGGCGGCGGCACGTGCGCTTGTAATTTGAGCAAGTTCTTCTGCCGAAGAAACGGGGGTCCCTGTAATCGCAAAGTTTTGCGCTTCAGGAGAATTCATCACCTCCTGCTCTATCTGACTCAGCGTCTTTCCCGAATTGACAAACTGCATGACATACTGATTGGGGCCGGGATCACGGCCAAGGTACATGCGATAAAACTCTCGGACTTTGTCCGGAGTTACCACGTCCGCAAAAATATCTTGAAACTGAACGTTTGAAGTAAACGGCTCATTTGAAACCGTCGAATCAACGGACGGCGCAGGTGCCGTATACGAAGTAGATAACTGCGTGGCCGCTGTGTCGTATGGGTTGACCGGCGCAGTGACGTTCATAGGGTCAAACTGACCTATGCCCGTAGCAGGGCTTATATTGTACGTGTACAGGTTGGGCTGTTCAGTAGAATCAACCAGAACATCAGATTGCGTGTAGTACGGTTGTTGTGCGCTGGGTTGTCCCGTATTTGGGTCTAGACCAAGGCCCGTGGGCCGTTGTCCAATAAACACCTGACGCGGACGCTCAACCTGTCCGTCTCCGCGATTGGCGGTTAGACCTAATCCGCCTTGATATTTTTGAACAAAAGACATGGGCGCTTGAAACACGCCGCCCGACTGACTCGCCGGATTTATCAAAGAAGAAAGACGACGAAATCTTTCAAGGTTGGTTTCAGAGTAACCACTTCTGCTTGCAAAATCGGCGTCGACTACAAAGTCTCTGTTAGGGTCATTGAATAACTGCGACATCCAGTTTGCGTCCGGATTATCTTGTGTTGCTTTAACAAACCACTCGTAATCCGTTAGGCCGTCAGATTTTTCATCACTAAAAAGACCTAAGTCGTTTAGCAAATTAACAAATTGAAGGTTGGTTGCCGTAGGCGCAATACTGACCAGATTGCCGTCAAAGCTAAGATAATCCGGAAGGGCTTGCGTGTTAGCCCCGCCTTGAAAACCTGCCGCCGCACCACGACCGGCAGAGCCCGTTATGCCGCTCATGGCATTAATCGCGGCTATCTGCTCGGGAGTGAGAGTGCTGGCTGAACCTTGCGCGGCGTCTAAGCCGGAGGTCATGTTTGCCTCACCGCCCGTTTGCATATAACGAGGAGCATATGCCCCAATCCCAGAACTCATACTCGCCCTATTCATCATAGAATCTATCCGTAATATTGCATTGGCCGAAGATTCGCACTCTCATCTTCCCAATAATCTGATGGCAACTGAACAAAGTTACCCTGTCGGTATCGCATCAACGCCTGTGTCGTGCTGTCTACCAAGTCATCATACTCCCCATTAGGGAACGCCGCACACTCTTCTATCACATCATGCGCCCAAGACTCATCCGGTGCCCAAATCATCCCGCTTTCAAAAAGCGGAGAGACACTGTGCACCCGCGATACCTTATCGTTACCGCGACTCGGCGTAAAGTTTACCACAGGAATGCCCATGTTCCGTAGTTCGTGGGTCAAAGGCATACCACTCGCCTTCGCCTCAATAATTACCGTCTCAGGCTCCCAAAATTTGTAGGATTCCATCGCAACTTGCTTCAATTCAGGAAAATCCCAGCGCCCCTTCTTCGCATCAAGCAAAATCAAACCCGCAACGGTCCCTTCTTCAGGATAAAACACGCCCCAAGTCGTAATCGCACTGTAATCCGCCCGCGTATTCTTGGAAAAAGCCGTGTCATAGCTCTGAATCACGTACTGCAACTGCGGAATCTGCTGTTTATCCCACACATTCCACCATTCCCGCTTGATTATCGCGTTCTCATCACCCGTTGGGTTCTGCTGGTACTGCGCATTCCACTTGGGCAGGGGAATCGACGCCTTTACCGCCTGCATTTCTTCAAATGACCAGAACTCAGGCCACAATGGTTGCCCCGACGGCATCTCCATCGGGAACTCAATGACCTCCCAGTTGTCCGCCAAGGCGTCCCGACCCTGTGCCCGGATCAATTGACCCGTCAAATCCTTCTCTGACCACCTAGTCATCACCACAATGATGGCTCCGCCCGGTTGCAAACGCTGTCGAGGACCACCCGTGTACCAATCCCACGCGTCATCAAAGCCACTCAGCGACATCGCCGTCTGCTCAGAGTGGGGATCGTCAATAATGATCAAATCACCACCACGTCCCGCCAAGTTTGACCCCACACCCACGCCGTAATACATACCACCACGGGCCGTGTCCCACCTACCGGACGCCTTGGAGTCGGCAGAAAGCGCCGCATCCGGAAAAATCTCCAAATAATCATCCCTCTCCAGCAGATTTTTGATCTTCCGGCCAAAGTTCACCGCAAGCTCCGTGGTGTGCGTAGCCTGAATAATCTTCATCGCAGGGTTTTTACCAATCATCCAAGCCGGAAACAGAAAACTCGCAAACTCAGACTTGGTGTGACGCGGCGGCATGTTAATAATCAACCGCTTCAACTCCCCCTTCGCCACCCGCTCAAGCTTCTCTGCCATGATCTTATGGTGCCGACCCGCAATAAACTCCGGCCACATCGAACGAACAAAGCTCAAATAATCCTCCTGACACGACTCAACCTGCTCAATCTGCGCCAGCCGGTATTCAAGCTTCAGAATCTTCTCTTCCGCTTCCTCTAAAGACTCAAAACTAGAACCATCACTCCGCATAAACACTAGCTCTCGGGGTTAGTAAGTACTCACTTCAATTATAAACATATATGCGATCCGGTAGGTCTCAATTTTTTGCAAAATTTTTGAGGCTCTGGGACTCCTATACGTGCTTTTTTTGAACCGTAACACGTTTCACGGACCTCGGCTCGGGGCTTACGGTTTTTTTCCGAAAAATTCATATCGTTTTCTCACTGTATTGTTTGTGAAAAACCTGCACCTTGATGCCGTTCGCCGGGCCGCCGCCGCGCCGCGCGAAGTGAGTGCTTACTAACCGTTTCGGGCGCGGTTTGACGCGATCCGGCACTGGGTCCCACGCAAAAAGGCCCTCTAACTGATCATAATCTACATTTAAGGAAGTTATGCCCACCGTTTCGGCGGCACTGGGGGCAGGATCGGCGGCCCTCCGCCCACGGACCACGGCGCGCGGTACGTTTCGGGCCGCCCTCGGGGCGCGGACCCCGCGCCACGTGTTACGGATTCGAGTTAAAGTAAATTCTAACGGGCGTTTTTCGAGTCTCGTTTAAACATCGCCCGGAAACCCGCATAAACACTGATACCCGATGTATGCGCCTGGGCGGATATGCTGCCTAAATGGGGGCCGTGCCAATATTGAAAAACTGTCATTAGCACCGGGCACAAAAAAGCCCGCTCGGGGCGGGCTATCGGCGCTAGTGTGGGATCAAATCCGATCCGGACCGGTCCCCCAACACTTCGGACATTTGCGGCGCTCACTCTCCGGGATGCGGCGGGCGTGATTATTCCCCAGCATGGGCGCACCGCATCGCGTCTCGGACGCGCTGGGGTCTGCTAAATGCCACTGCCCCAGCGCCTTTACCCAGTGAAAAACGGCGCTCATTAATCGAAACGCCCGATAAAGAGTGACGCGGTGCCGCGCTCACGGATCGCGGTAATAGCGGACCGATAAACAAAGCACTGTATCACGCGGTCCCCGTACGAAGCGAAAAAAGAAAACCGAATCAACGGCGAGAGGGCCGGATCATCATCATATTGCGACTGGTAAACCCCGTCCGCGTCTAAAGTTCCCGGCCATCGGTAAGCAAAACCGCCAAACTGGTAAATGCGGTCCATACCGTCTGCAATATCCTGCAGGGTAAAGCCCTCGGGGTTTTCATCTTCCACCGTCACGCAAGCTTCCGCGAAAAAGTCGGGGATCATCCCGCAAGCTTCCAACAACCACTCCGGGGCCGCATGATTAAAATCAGGGTCACCGGCTGGGTTCAAAACCCGGTCTAAAATCCAATCGGACGGGCGCATTTCATAGGCAATTGTATTCATTTTCTAAATTCCCAAAGTGTCGCGGCATCATTACCGCACTGGCAGGGTATCGCATACGCGGCCCAAAAAAAACCCCGCCGGAGCGGGGTTGGTTTCAGTCGGGGTAATACCAGCTGGGGGCGCGGGCTTGCTCCCCGTGGCGTTGCCAATAGTCGGCATAGTGCCGCGCCTCGCGATACAGTCGGAGCCATAGATCGGCAAGCTCCGATGGGTACGGCTGACGATGTTTTAACCATGCTTTACGGGCCGCCCGATACCAGCGCAGATACCGCGCCGCTTTCGCTCGCCATATTTCCCGCTTTGTCATGACGCGTACCCGATCAACTCGGGGTTATCCACTACAAAACCGGACCGATCCCGCGCCGCCGATCCTTTCGGGGTTAGCGCCACAATTTGTCCGCCCGCAAACGCGTTTTTAATATCATCCCGGTCACCATCTATCACGGGCCGCCCACGAAACGCCCGAGGGAACCCGCCCCGAAACACTACCGCCACGGGCAGGCCTGTCAAAAACGCGGCGCGGTTTTGGTTTCGATATTCGGGCCGCCCGCTATAACTAAAAATCAGCCGGTAATTATCAGGGGTTTTCCCGAGACGCGCCGCAACCTTGGTGTAGTCAACAAACAATAAACGCGGGAACGCTTCGGGGATGCCAAACGTTTCCCATTTAACGTCCGATACAACATTAAGCCGGACCGCGCCGCGCTCCCCAGTGCGGGCGCAAAGCTTTTCAAAATTGGATAGCTCGCGGTGCAATTGATCTAGAAAAGCCTCCCGGTTATCGCGAAAAAATGCCGCCTTGAGTTGACGCGCCTCCCGCACATTATTGAACCGCCCGCGCCCTTGATCCGCCAAACAAGTGTCCATGCATCCCGCCGCCTTCGATCCGGGGCACAATTTCGCGTCCGGATAAAGCGATAACCCCGCATAACGGAACTGGTGCGCCACGCCAGTCTTTTTCAGTTTGGGGTTTGCGCCCCGTGTATCAAGTAATTGCATTAGTTAACCCCCATAACGATAGCTGTCTGCATCCTGCGCGATCAAAAGCTGTTTGAGATCCGCCACAGAACGGCCCGATAGCTCGGATAGCTCGGAAAGGGTGATATTTGTCGTATCGAATAAATCGATAATTTGTTGATCAGTCATTTTCTAGATTCCCAAAGTGTCGCCGCCAATCGCGGCCCGCTTAGGGTATCGCATACACTAGGCAAAAAAAAGCCCGCCGAGGGGCGGGCTATTAGGGCGGGCAATTTACCAACGCCCCGCGTCCATTTCCGCGAGCATCCAAGGCGGGTCTATATCCGGATCATCCCACTCACTACGCAATTCAGAAAAATACGCTTTATCTTTTAGCATTTCCACCCACAGGGCGCGGGCTTCCGGAAAACGCTCGCGCAGTTCGGTTAACTCCCGGTCAGCATCCGCACTCTGCGTCCATTGATTAGCGGACGGGCGGAATTCATCGCCGCATTCATCGCGGCCCATAACGATATAGCTCATAATTTTTTCCCAAAGCGTCGCCGCAACATTACGGCCCGGCTACTATCGCATACCGCGCAGGCAAAAAAAAGCCCCGCCGAAGCGGGGCACACTTTGGGCAGTGTAGGTTTAAACCCCGACATACGCCTCGCATTTGTTCAGAATAGACTGAACCTTAGCCCGCTCGCGAGTGGTTTTCACGGTACGGTTTTGCGATTGCCTAGTCGGATGGCTGACGTAATCAGTAAGCGCATTATACAGTGCATAAAGATTCGTCCCCATCTCCTTAAAGTAGCGCCCGACTAAAGTTTCGCAATGTTCGTAACGCGCATTAAATTTTTCACCGGGGTGAAAATCCTCGGGCAAATCCAAAAACATTCGGATGACGTCATCCGCTACTTCCCACGTGACCGGGGTTTGCATCATGCGGGACCAATAGTCCCCCGCCTTGTTAAAATCGGTAATCATCTGAACGATATAATCAGCACTGGCTTGAACATCTAAACTGGAGGTATGGGTAGAGGAATAGCTTCCTACAATGTCCCCCAGAATTTGCCCGTTTAAACATTTCATCCGCAAGCCGCCCGCCTTTACCGTGTAGCGGTGACTGCCGTCAAATGAGTTTAGCGCGCACATTTGCAGTGCCGTGCTACTGTCATCCCCGGCAACCTGCAACTGGTGAGCAGGAAAAACAAAGTCCACCATAGCGCGGCCCCCGGTTTCAGTTTGCAAAACGTTAACTCGCGCACCTTCCGCGTCTACCCCACTATCTTCAATAGATTTGCAAAAACTATGAAAAATCTCCTGATTAGTGACTACTTTGTAACGGTCCGAAACAATGCTGATCACGTTGCCCGTTTTTGAATTAATCAAAGCTTTTTTGCCCTCCACGGGGATAGGGCGAAGATCGCCATATTTAAATTCCGGTTGGGCAAAAACAGGGGCCTGTTTTACGTTAAACAACAAACCCGCATTTTCGATTTGACCCATTAGATTTTGATAAACACTCATAATTTTTCTCCCAAAGCTCGCGGCAGGATTGCCGCAGACGGACTATCGCATACCGCGCCCTACGGATCAAGGGCGAGCAAAGACACCATCCGGTCCCCCTGTTTTGTAATAGGGGCAGGCCTGCCCGCAAAATTGTCGTACAGCCATACAAAATGACCACGCGGATCTAAACCTTTTTCACAACACTGGTCTACCCAACCCTGCGGCAGGGCGTGATCATAAGTCATGTCCGGATACCGGGCTAACGCGGCTTCACCAACTGTCTGCATTTCTTTCTCCCAATAAAAGTAAGGTTTTGGGATCGGCTTACGGCAAGCGCGATCTACCTTTTGGTTTTCTTCAAATGTTTTTAATCGATTTTCTAGCTTCTGTAAGAAAGAAAACAATTCAGATCAACCGCTTGAAATCAATAGGCGGATAAGCCCCCACCTGCGTCTCGCCCATCTCGGTGAAACCCTCAATGTGGTTCAGAATGTCGCAAAGTTCCAAATCGTCCCAGATGACCTTGTGGCCAATGAAAGGCACACCATCGTCTTCCTTCAGCCACGTGTCTTGGGCATAACGTCTAGCCGCTTTCTCAGAAACAAACCACCGGCACTTTTCTCCAGACTCCACGGTCCACAATGTAATCAGACTCATGACTTCACCTCGTCTTCATATCGGTCGGCGCAATCACAGCCAAACTCTTCAAATAATTGTTCGTCCCAATTGTCCTGATCGTTGATACCGCAAACACAATTTTCGGCTATCCATTCGTTCATCGTTTTCTCCCAATCTCAGGCAACATTGCCCACCTACATCATATGCGGGTCAGCGCATAGATGCAATGGCAGTCAAGACCTGTCGATAAGAGACGGGATAACTGAAGTGCTTATCCGGTGTAGCCCGTAATCCCTCTAGCTTTACGTCCACTGCCCGCTCACCACGGTAAAGAAATACCTCATGTCCTGTGGCACTGGTCAGCTTCACGGCTATCCAGACACTGCCCCTCGCGTGTTTGGTCAGAAAGGCAACTTGGTGGGGGGACATATTGACGCTCATGTTGGCTGTGGTCTTCAGTTCAACCATATGCCAATCACCCTGACTGTCCATGATCAGGACATCCGGCACACCCAACGTGGCTCTGGATTCTAAACGCGTGGCTGACCAATCAGGAAAGTTGTCCCTCATCGCTTTCTTCAGAGACTGCCAAAAGCTGGCCTCCCTCTGTTTCTTCGGCTTGGATTTCGTTTCCAATATGTCCATCAATTACATCCTCGGCTAACCTTTCACGCGCTCGCTTTCTGTTCCCAGCTTCTTCTGCCCCAGCATCATGGGTCAGAGGAGCATAGGTTTGCTTCAACTCGTTCAAAGCTTTCATGACCTCTTCCTTGCTCATTTGGTCAATCGTGCCGTGCCGGATTTCGGTCTTGTTAACGTAGATGTCGCCCTGCGCCTGACCCCTACGGTATTCCGCCTGCACTGCCGCACTAAACGCTCCGCTCTCCAAAGCCGCATCCCGAATGACTTGCAGATCACGGAGGTGCCGCTGGTATTCCACGCCGTATTTCTGGTCAAGCTCCTGCCGATACTCTCGGATGGCTCTACACACATGAGGAGAAATACGGGGGTTAGTTAATTCAGAGGCCCGGACATGAGCCGACTTCTCGGGGTAACCGGCATTGATCGCCGCCTCTCGCATGGTGATCTGCCCGTCTTTCGCTACAAGCTCTCGTACAAACAATTCCTGCCTACGATTCAGGCGCTTTTCAGCTAGCGGGGGTCGGTTCGTCTGCTGACGCTTCGCTTCGGGCAAAGCCGCCGCTTTTGTATCCAAAACATTGGCGTATCTGTTCTTAGCCACAAGGCCTCCGTATCCGAGTAAGTTGGCATAACTTAACTTAAAAAGCCCAATCTATATAGTATTTCTACAGAAAAACAAAAATATTTTTTTCAAAACTCAGAAGCCCTTATGTGGATAGCTTGATTAAGCTCTCTGAACAAGCATAAATGTAACGGCGTAACCTTGGCGTAACCACAAAAACCCAGTATTTATGCGGCCTTCAGGCCCGAGTTACGCCGGTTACGCCGGTTACGCCATTTTTCAATTTTATTTTTTATTTTTTTATTTCTCTGGGAAAACACTATATAGAAAGGCGTTTTAAGATTTCGTAGTGTTTCCGAGCTTCGGCTAATTTATTTTCACCTACTAGCCGTATCATCTTGTCAATGATCATTCTCTTCTTAAGCCGTTGTTCCTTATCCAGCATTCTTTTTTTGAGACGTTGTTGCTTCCAACGTTTCTGTGCGGCGGACGCTGACTCGTGAAGCAAGAGTCGTTCCTCACGAACCTGCTCCAAACTTTTTCCTTTTGTGGCTTTGATAACGCCTGCTTTATTTTGTTCCTG